ACTTAGCTTAATATCATCCTCATTTTGTGTAATCTGTGTAGCTTTAATATCAAGCATCGGTTACTCCCCGCAGGTATTGCATTCCTCTTTCTCCTCAATGATTACTATTTCCATGATTCATTTCTCATCCAAATGCTTATTTAGCTTTTCTATTTCTGTAATGAGTTTCATTTCTTCTTCATCCTGTTTCTCCAACTCTGCCTCACCAATGTCTTTCAAAGTGCTGCCAATGTAGAAACAGTTGCCTTCCGGGTATTCGTCCCTTCCCAATTGTGTTCTAACCTCATTCGGTGTCATCGACCCGTGGTCAATCAAGCTATTCCACCTTTTAACATCGGCGTCTTCATCTCTGGTGTCAAGGTCGATAAATTTAAAAGTATATGATTCAATGCCGAGTCCTTTTTCCATGATTTGAAAGTTGATGATGTTTTCAAGCTTTTCTTGCAGAGGTTCAATAACGGAGTTTTTATAGATTTCGGTTGCTTCCCTACTATTTGAACCACCAAGTTTGCCTACTCTACTTTTGCCTATTCTGTATGGGGGCATCGAATAGACCATCAGAATGTCATCTTCCAACGATTCCATATAGAGCCGGAAACTACCTTCTTTCTCCTTTTCTACCAATTTTTCAAATTCAACAGTGCCATCTCTGGGGGTTTCCATTACCAATGTCTTATGGGCGTTATCACTACCTTTGATTTTTTTGTCAAGAAATTCTATGATCTTTAATGACAAACCTTCTTTCCATTTGCCCTTCAGGATGACCGCCATTGCCGGAATTGAATAATTAGTAAAGAATGAGTAATTATATCCTTTAATTGCTCTTAAAGAAAGAGCAGACAAAACAGCAGGTAAAATATTAGGTACAGGATAAAAAGCATTCTTTCCATAACGTGTTGCAAAAAATATCAATTCATTGGCTCTTTCAGTCTCGGGGAGTCCTTCTTTCTTCTTTCCTTCTTTAACCGTAAAATCATCTTCAACACCAAACGCTTTGAACCAAACCGCATCCAAAGCAACCTTCTGACAATATCTATTCTTATCCTTATGAATCCACAATGTTGATGCTTTGATGTTATAAATTTCAGCTATATTACCACCTGCTTCACGAACAATTTCCAAAGCACCAAATCCAAGTTTTCCCCAATCAGATAAAAGAGAATCGCAAATATCTTTAAAACTCTCTGTAGGATTCGGGTGTGCCAAAAATGCTTCAATCTTGTCTTTCTCCTCTTTTTTTTCTTTTTTTCCTTCTTTTAGAACAAGTTTGAAACCCAAACCGGAAACATCAACTGCTATTTGATTCACAGTAGAGAAAAAGGCTTCACAGGATTCATATAATTCTTCAAAAGTGGAAGGAGGATACGGCCTCTCCATCAGCCCTTTATTACTTAACCATGTGCTTTCTTCTTCTGCTATCTGTTTTGATTCCTTTTCAATCTTTTTACTTTTTGTTACCGGAACCACTGCTTTCTCTTCTATGTAAGAAATGCTTCCCCCGGGTTTTATTGTTTCTATAGCTATTGGTCTACTTTTCAAAAAATCAAACATATAATTATTCCTCCATTTCTAACCAAAACTAACGTCTCCTTCTGATACCCCACCAAACTCTAAAGAATGAGTCCATCTGGCCATCCGTTCTGCATCCATCAAATGGTCCATCCATTTAACGGGTTCATCTAATTTATTCCCATGTCTATCTTCACGCCATTTGTAACTACCTTTTTCAGAAATAAGATTTAAGCTCTCGCTATGAATAAAAGCTTTTCTTGATTTACAATAATCTACCCCTGTTTTTACTGACCCCGCTCTTTTTATTGCTGGAAAGACGGTAAATCCGGCACGTTCAATTTCTTCAATTCTGTCCGGTTCGGCAGAATCAGCATAGATAGGATCATTCGAATCTGAAGGAATCAAAATCTTTAACTGCTTAATCAAATCCGAGTTCGTTAATTCAGTTTCATATAATAATTCTCTTTCATAGGGAATGCCATCTTTAAAATTAATTTCAATCAAAGCAGATTCGTTATTAAAACCAAAATCAAGGCCATAAATCGTCTCATCAAAATCTTGAGGCCAATTGCTTATTATTTCATAATTGGTTAGATTATTATAAATCAAATTCTTTAATTCAGACCACAAACCTTTAACATAAATTTTGTAAAGGGTGTCATCTTGCTCTTCCAATTTAAGCAACATGTCAATATAACTTTGAGGTAAAAACGGGTTATCTTTATAGGTAGAATGCAAAGTGGCGGTATCATCTCTTATCATATCAAAAAATTCTTTCTTGATCCAATGAAAAATTGATACCGGATTAAAAGATAAAAACATTTGATTTAGAATTTCAGTCTCTTCCCTGCCGAATTTCATATTTAGTTGATTGATCTCACCACTTTTTAAATCTGTGGCTTCCTCAGCCCAAATATAATTAATGCCCTCAGCACTTTTCGTTTTATCAGGATCATCAAGACTTTTGAATATCATTTCATTATTACAAGCAGAAATAACTAAATCAGATTTATTTAAATTATATGGCAATTTATATTGATCAAGTAGTTTTTTTATTAATTTATAGGCACTAATACGAAGGGAGGGTAGGGTTTTTCTAACAACAAGGAAGCTTTTATTTCGTTCAGTATATAATTTTTTAATAAGATGCTGTGCAATGGAATAGCTCTTCCCACTACCCGCACCACCATATAAAATTAATATACGTTTATTTGCATTATTCAAAAAATCTGAGAACTTCTTAATCCGTTTTGCTCGTATTTCCATCGGGTTCCACGTCTTCAAAAATTATTCTGATTTCTTCATTATCTGTTGGCTCGCCCATCATCAATAAATCAAGTTTAGCCAGTTTATCTAAATCATAAACCGTACTCGCCTTAATCCTTCCGGTTTTAACGGCAGCCTTGAACTTCCGAATCATTTCAGCAATTATTTCTCTATAATCCTCTTTGGTTTTGAGGACTTCTGCACGAACCTTTTTCCGTAATTTCTTAATTACCTCTACATCTTTTTCTTCTACTCTTTTTACCCAGTTAAATTCATTAGACCAAGTCTCTATGAGATTAGAGGAAACACCAATTAAGTTTGCAACCTTCTTTTGGTTACGTTCATGACCTAAATCATAATAGAGTTCGAAGGCTTGCTTTTGTTTATCATCCTCAGCCCTTCTTTTTCTTTTTTTCAACATTGGTAGCACCTTCTTCTTCATGGAAAAAGACATCCATATAATAACAATATAATAAAATTTTAGATATAAATAAAGTGATATTTTTAATTACCTACTTTAATCTCTTGAATCTAATGGATTTAATCTTTCTATCAGTGAAAAGTTCCCTCTTTAAATAATCCTTTTCAACTAAAATGGATAAATTTCTCAATTTAACTTTGGCAGAGTAAAAAGGAGTATAAATCTCAAATGGAAAATACCATTTTCCCATTTTCATACTATCTAAAAGCATTCTTATTTTCGTAGTCATCATTCAATCATACCAATACCGGGGTAATAATACTCTTTTAGGTTGCCTTTCACGGGTGTTTAGCCTGTTTCTGGCGTACTTTCTTGTGTAGATGCATAGTCTACTATTAACCAAAAGAAATTTTAAGTTAAAAATAGGCATTCATCTTAATATAATTTCAGTTTTTACCTCATTCAATAATTGCTGATTAGGATTTTCCATCGAACCTGACGAAATATATTCAAGATAAATATTTTCAACTTTCAGCCCAGTCTGCCCATTAAAAGCAACTATTTTTTCTCTTAATTCTTGTTCAAGTTCATTTCGCAATTGTTTTGCCGCTTCTACTGTAATTGGTGAGTCCATCTTAATCCTCCTTAATCCGTGTAATCTCTTTCAAATACATCGTATGTGCAATTTCCTTTTGAGTTAAAATCCTTCTATGCTTTTTATCACACACTATCCATTCATTTCTCGCCTTCTGTGAACTAAACTTACGAACTATAGGACGGCTTTTACTTCCATTTAATGCATAAAAGTTCATATCTAAACTTCATATACAAAAACTGGTTTACCTAATTCAGCCATTGTTTTAATCATATGGCCAGTACCTCTGGATTTATCTTTCCAAACTGCAATTAATCCATCGGCATATTCAGCCATTTCTTCATTTCTCCAAAATCCCGCCAATACATTATATTTACTTCCATCTTTTCTTACTCGCACCGAAGCTTCTGGTGATGAAATGTCTTCCCAATCCGCTTCAAATATTCTTAAACTGAGTGATCTTTGTTTAGACAACTTCTCCCCTAATTTATCCACACCTTGGGCTCCTCCAGATACAACCTCAGTTATCTTAAAGAGCGATTTCTTCACTGCTTGTAAAACTATATCATAATTAGTTATATCTCTACTACCAGCTATAATAACTTTCATATATTTATCTTTCTCGTTGCCCTGGGTTATTAGTTCGTAAGTCTATATGTGTCTGTAATTGTTCTTCTAATTCCTTAATCCGCGCAATAGCTTCCGTGCGGTAAGACTCAAGCCCGGTGATAGTTATATTCTGCTCCTTGATATGGGCTTTGATGATATCAACATGGTCATGAGCTGAAACCAGTGATATATTTGGTTTTGAATTGAAATAAAAATGACCAAGTGAATAATACAAAGAATCTATCCGCTCTTGTATCGTCAGTTCTTCAGCCATTATTTTGCCTCCGTGAACCATACAAGAGTTACGATTTCTTCCATACCGAATTCGTTGTAAACTTTATTCATTACATTATATAGACCACCAATTGTTCTGCATTGCTCATCGTGTTCATAACGCAAATCACCTGCGGGTATATCACAAAACCGTAAAACCTGCGTGTATTGCACAAGAATACGCCCCTCGTAATATTTATCCGTGCTACTCGTTGCTATTATACCCTTTACCCCATCCCACTTTACGCCACGCCTGACGGTTAAATTCAGCTCGTCTCTCATTTCTCGATTCGCAAACACCATTACTTTTTCATCAGCCATCATTCGCTCCTCTCGTAAAGTGCAACCCGAAAGTCTTTGCGAGTCCATGTGTTTGGTGATATAGCTTTTAATTCTTCTTCATACAACTGTTCTTTTAGTTCACATGCGCGCAAATATGATTCAGATATATGTTCGACATCATATATAACCCATCCCGTATCTATAAAACGAGCCTCAACGACATAAATACTCCGATTACCATCCCTGTCGCCAATATCTTTACGTGTTTTCATTAATCCTCCCATTCCGGTTCGGGTATCGGTTCGTCGGAGAACCAGCCAGTAGCCTCATCAAGAGAATAATCCAATATGCCCGCATAATAATAAAGGTTACTTTCGCAATCTTCAAGAATCTCAATGATATATGGCTTATCTGATTTTTTCTTGCTTTCCCGATACCAGTAATATTGCCCTGCCTCGGTCGGCTTCTTCTTCGTATATTTGCTCGACCATTTGTCAGCTTTTGGCAATACGTTAAGCTTTTGAACTTCTTCTGATGCATATTTTCCTGTGTATTTTTGCCCTGTCATTTGGTAGCCTCCTGTTTTGTCATTCATTTCTCTAACTTCTCGTAGGTTGCTTCAAATATATCAGGTTTACATGGATAGTAGTGAACCCCATCCGGCTCTGGAATGATGTAATCGCCAACTTCAAGAAGAACAATCTGATTGTCATGAATTGTATGCACGTGTGG